ATCTAAGTCACCGCCTTCAAGAGCGGTTACCTATCGCCATGAACTGATAATCGCCACCAGAACCAGTGGTAAGGCTTGCCAAGTATACGTCAGTTCCATCAATGGAATTGGTAGGTTGTGCTAATGGGCTGGCTCCTACTCCATTTATCACGAACGCATCAATGCTCGCAAGCATGTCAGCGAATGCTATATGTCCACTGGCTGTGGTTGCGTTCGTTATTGTTCCTGTTACTACGGCTTTGTTGCCAAATACTGTAGGTCTTGCGTCAAAGTCTAATCCTGCTAATAATGCCATGTTCTATTCACTCCTCTTCTGTTGTTTCAGTCTCTTCCTCGACAATCTCTTCCTCGGCCTCGACCACTTCTGCTACCGGCTCAGGGGCGGGGGGATTTAGATGTTCCTCCACCATAGCCAGTAGTGCGGTCTTGGTCTTGTAGGTTCTGCCGATAGGAACGCCTCTTTCCTTTAGCCAATCCATGATGTCAGCCCTTCTCCACTCTGGGTCTGGGAGACCATCATCGCCTTGGTCTACTGTAGGAAGTTCGTCTCCTTGGACCTCGAAGTTATTACCAAAGTGGAGTCTATTCTCATCCATCCACTTCTGCGAAACCTCGACCCACGCCCCTCTAGGGAAGAGCATGTCCTTTCCAGCACTTCTGGTACTGTAATGGGGTCCAAGGAACCTTACTTGAGGCAGACTTACCACCTCAAGCGGCCAAGAATGTCAGTAGGACTATGTCGTTATCGGTTCCGATGTCCATCGTTATTTTCCCATCCTCATGAGCGATGGTAAACGCCTTGAAAGCACCGTCATACGCCTGACCGATAATGTCCTCATCGGTATCAGTGTCGTTCCATGCGGATAGTACGCACATGACGTAGTTCAAGTCACTGTCGTATGCGTTCACATCGAATGTTGTCGTTGCATTTTCGTCAGTGCATTTTACTGCTAGGGAAATCATCCTCAACTGTCCTGCTACCTTGTTGGAACTGGAGTTCGCTGCTCTGAACCCATCTAGGTGTCCGGGGTATTTCGCGTCTGCGTCCGAATGGTCTGCATATCCACTAAGCCATGCCGTGTTTGCGCTCGCCACTCCGTCTGCGCTTGGGTAGTTGTTGGGCGCTCCGTTGTGTATTCCTATGTCTAGGTATGTTTGTTCAACTGTTAGGTTACTGTGTGCCATATTTTTTTCCTCCTTTATCTCCTATATTCTCCAACATCACTTGATGTCACGAATGCTCCCTTGTCCTCCGAAGAAAGTGGTCCACACCTCTCCCATGGTTCTGTAAAGTCCTTCCTGACCTAGCCTGTTGATTGCGAACGGGTCGCCAGTCTCGATTCCCGACTCGAAGTATTGGGTCGGTATCGCGGTGCTGAAGTATAGGTAGTCTGTGTCTAGGTAATACATCCTGCTGATGCCATCTTGGTTGTAGACATCCTTGGATGGAATGATGGGGACACCGTTGTAGGTTGCCACGATGAATCCAGCCTCCATACCGGGAACACCCTTCACACCGTTGTAGGTAGGGGTGACCCTCTTCTCTTCCATGAACCTCTGCTGGCTCTGTAGTAGTTGCTGGAGCCTCATCAGAGTGTCGTAGCCTGTTAGGATGACCTTGGGGTTTCCACCACGGACCCATATCTTCTGGAACAAGTCGTCCAGATGGTCTAGGCTCAGTGTTCTGTTGGCCCCATCGGTGACCTTCGCGTTGCACTCTGCGTATGCCCACGAGTTTGCGTCATCGCTTCTGTCGATGGAGTAGATGTCCTCTCTGGTAGCCGTGTAGTGATGTCCTGCGGTCATGACCGTGGAGTCTCCGACAGTGATTCTGTCGAGGGACTCTAGGTTGTTGCCAGCCACTGTGTCCACGTCTGTGGTGAGCATTAGGTTCACCATCTCTGCGTGGTGCTTACCCATCTCTTCCTTTAGGACCGAGCGGATGTCTCCAAGACCGTCATCCTTGTCTGCTAGGAAGATTGCCACTTCGCTCATATCGAACGAGTGGGCGATGGTCTTGGGCTTTGCAGCCACATGCTGGAAGGTGGGCTTCACTGTGTCTGGTAGGGTTGCGTTCTCACCAATACCACCGTGGACTGAGCCTGAGTTAGGCTTGTCAGTGATGACTCGCCATCCCGACCTGTCCCAAGGCTTCTTTGGTAGGATGCTGAAAGCGTTGAACTCTTGGTTCATCTGCGACCAGACTTTCCTTCCGTAGATTGCTTGGTATGTTCCTCCCGTTGAAGAGAGCATTGGGCTATCAGCCTTCAGTAGTTCACTACCACTGTAGGTGTATCCCATCGCGTTCCCAGCGCCATAATAATAGCGCTCCATGTCTGTTACTGTTCTAATATAGTCTCTTGCCATTTAATTCACCTCTTTCTCCTACCTCAGTTGCTCCTAAACGCCCTATCAGCCAAGTTGTGGACTTCACTCCACGACATTTCTGCTAGGTCTGCCGTTGAGGGAACCTCAACAGTTGGTAGGGAATCTTCACTCTTATTTAGGGGGTCACCAGATACTGGTGATGTTCCTACATTCTCGATGCGCTGAGTTAGAGCGGCGATGGACTTCTGAATCTCAGCGAGTGGTCCACGAGCATCGAAAGCAGCGGCCTCGGCCTTTGCTACCTCAGTAGTTCGCTCGTTGGAGTAGCGGGAGGAGAAGTGATGCTCTAGGTCGCCCTTGAACTCCTGCTCCATGGCTGCTGCCTTGTAGACCTCGTATGCTGCTTCTACATCCTGTGCGCTTACGCGGTCAGGAGTTAGGAAGCCCTTCTTGACTCCCTTGCCTCTGGAGAGGCCAGCAGCAGACAGGGCGTTGGTAGAGGGCTTGCCACCCTCTGACTCCCTGTTCTTGGTCTGCCCGGTCCTTTGGACCTTGTTCGACTCCATCTCTTCTGGGGTCGAACCGGCATTTGCCTTGCTGATACCATCAAAGTGAGCCCTTGCAGCGCCAGTATCTACTCCGCCGCTCTTTAGGGTGTCCTCCATCCATGATAGGTACTCTGAGGTGATGACATCAGAGAACTCGTCTCCCTTCTCGAAGGGCATTTCCTTCTCTTTTTTATCATCATCGTCACCATCATCCTTGTCCTTGGTATCCGTGTCTTTCTTGTCGTCTCCACCCTTGTCTGCGAATGGGAATCCCTTCTCCATGGAGTCGAGCCTCCCTTCTAGACGGGACAGAACGTCTGTCATCTGCGTCATTACGTTTTCATCTTCGGTCATTTTTTTCACCTTGTCTTCTTTTAGTATTCTGAATGTTGCTTCAGGATTTATTCCTTTCTCACAAATTGTGATTTCGTGTAGTTCAAGTTTGCTGATTTCTTGGTAGTCGCCATTTACTGCGTCCGATTTTCTGACTCGCTTGAATGCCTGTCCTCCGATACTGAAACCTCTAAGTGCTCCTTTTCGGATTTCGGCAGCGACTTCCTTTGCTTTCTCGATGTCGTCTCTGAGTTCTATAACCACAAACATTCCGACATCATCAACTTCGCTTTTCCACAACCTCCCTTCACTATCTGTATAATTAGGAATTACATCTCCGACTTGTATATTTGAATGCGCTAGTTGCACGTTTCTATACTTCGGGTCCTCCATAAATTTTGTAAATGCATCCTTAAGCGCTTCTTTAGTTATTTTATCTCCTTGCTTGTCAACAACTTCTACGCTCGCATACCCAGCCACAACGAGGTCTCCACCCTTGATGAGGGTAATTCCTTCCGGTTTGGCTCTGAGTGGGGATAGCACACTAATTCCCACCGTGTCTTGTCATACTACTTATATTAAGCGACAACGATTTATTCCGCCTTTACCTCTTCCTTCTCATCAGAATCGTGGTGCTGCAAGCCCTTTTTCTTTTTATGCCGCTTTATATTACGGTATGGTTTCTCAGAATCCTCAGTAGGCCTAGCCCTCATGTCATAGTCAGGCATTGACTCCTCACCCTCCAAATGAGTAGGACCCCTTGGGCTCTCAGTCAGTGACCCTACGTCTATACCCAAACCCTGAGCGCCAGTTGCGAACCCGAACTGGTTCTTCTCCAATAGGTCCAAGGCCCTCTCTATCAATTCCAACCCCCTTTCCATCTTGGGTTTGAGAATCAGGTCTTCATCATCTAGTTCCTCACTGTCTTCCTCTATCTCCTCCTGTGTTTCCTCAGATGGGATAGG